TCAGGAAGCCTACAAAGCCGCAGAAGAAAGCGTTCAGGGTCAATACGCACTTTGGCAGGAGGCAGACAGCATCGTTGCGACTTCTGCGTCCAGCATCAACAGCAATCTCCAAGGCCAGATCACGCATTGGCAGACCTACAATGAAAACCTCGCAAGTCTGCGTGACAGGACCGACGATATTGAAGGTCTGAGCGATCTGATCGGTTCTTTCGCAGACGGTAGCCCCGAGAGTGTGAACGCGATTGCGGGCATGGTGGGTGCGACCGACGATGACCTGCGCAAGATGGTCGATAACTGGAAGAAGCTGCGCGAGGAACAGGACAAAGCTGCTGAAGACATCGCGGACTTCCGCACCGGCTTCTCCGAGTTCATGGACGCAATCAGCAGTGACCTTGAAAATGCTGTTGACGATATGGACCTCGGTTCCGAAGCCGCTGAAGCTGGACGTGCGACCATTCAGGGCTTTATTGACGGCGCAGCTGGGATGCTCCCAACTGTGCAGCAGGCTTATTCCCAGCTTGGGAGCGCCGCGCTTGCTGCGCTCAACCGAAATGGTTACTACCGCAGCGATTCCGCAAACCGACGCATGAGCGGGTTCTCCCGCTATGCCAGCGGTACGACTTCCGCCGAAGCCGGTCTCGCTCTTGTCGGCGAAGAAGGTCCGGAATTTGTGATGATGCACGGTGGCGAGACTGTTCTTAATGCAGCCGATACGCATAGCGCCATCGAAGCTATGACCACCACCTCGGACAGCGCTGCTCCGGTACAGGTGAACATCACCGTCGAGGGTGATGTCAACGACGGCGTTATGGAGCGCCTTGAATCCTATGGCGAGGAATTTGCCGCAAAGGTCCGCGCGGTGATTCGGGAAGACACTATCAACGCGCAACGGGGGGCGTACAGATGAGCAAACTCTACACGACCGTACAGGGTGATATGTGGGATATGATCGCCTACAAGGAGATGGGCAGCGTGGACTATACCGACGATCTGATGAACGCCAATAGCTCACTGCTCAATTATTTCTCCTTTCCAGCAGGCATCACATTGACGATTCCTGATGTTGTGGAACGCAGCGCATCTACGCTGCCGCCGTGGAAGCAGGTGCAGCGATGAGCAGCCGAAATCTTGCCAGACGCACAAAAGCCGAGGTTTCCTTCGGCGGTATCGACATCACAAAATCCATTCAGCCGTATCTCCTGTCGATCTCCTACACGGACAACGAAGAAGACGAAACGGACGATCTGCAAATCAAAATTCAAGACCGCGACGATCTCTGGCTTACGCAGTGGCTCGATGAGATTTCCGAAAAGCTGTCCTGGGCATCGCCCTCCGGTGGCAGTGCGTTCGGTGATGCTGTTGTCAGCGAAGCAAACAAATATCTCGGTACGCCGTACGTTTGGGGCGGCAGCAGTCCGAGCGGCTTTGACTGCTCCGGTCTTGTCTACTACGCGCTCAACGAAGCCGGAATCAGCGTTCCCAGAACGACTGCGCAGGGCTACAAGGATATGGCTACGCCAGTCAATGAAGCCACGGCGCAGCCCGGCGACCTCATCTTCTTCGGGACGCAGGGCGTTGTCGACCACGTAGGTATCTACATGGGGAATGGACAAATGGTCAATGCGACCGGCTCGTGCGTCCAGATCACCGACATCAACACCCGCAGAGCCGGGATTATCAGTTGGGGCAGAATCGGCGGTGCCACGCAGAGCAGCTCCGCTGCCTCTGCACAGGCAGGCACGCAAAGCAGCAGCTCAGGTTCTTCCGCTTCTTCTGGCGAACAGGGTGCGTCCTCCGATGGCGGCGGCTCGGAGCAGCGGCTTGCCATGGACGTTGTGTTTGTCCGCGAGAACTGGAACAGCGACGGCTCCGACGCGGTGCTGCCATGCGGAGAATTTGAGCTTGATAACATCTCCTGCAGCGGACCGCCGAACGCGGTCTGCATCAAAGGTTCTTCGATTCCGTTTTCCTCACAGCTTCGGCAGACCTGCAAGAGCAAGGCATGGGAAAGCTACACGCTCAGCGGCATTGCAAACGAAATCGCCGGGAACGGCGGCATGACCTGCATGTATGAATCTAGCAGCGATCCGTATTATGAGCGCGTCGAGCAAATCGACATGAGCGATATTGAATTTCTGTCGCAGCTCTGCCATGATGCTGGAATTTCCCTCAAGGCAACAAATCGCATCCTTGTACTGTTCGATCAGCGCAAGTATGAGCAGAAGCCGGAGGCTCGCACTATCAAACGCTACGATCATTCCTACAAGACGTATCAGCTCAGCACCAGCGCCGCAGATGCGCAGTATGCGTCATGCCGGGTGTCCTACGTCAACCCTGAAACCGGGCAGTGTATTGAGGGCATTGCCAAGGTTGAGGGATATACCGAAGACCCGAATAATCAACAGCTTGAAATCACCGCTAAAGTTGGAACAGCGGACGAAGCGAAGGAGCTTGCAGAAAAGAACCTCCGGCTTCGCAACAAATTCTGCCGCCAGGCACAATTCCTGCTGCCGGGAGATACTGATCTCGTCGCGGGCGTCAACGTCGCGCTCAAAGGCTGGGGCGGCTACGACGGAAAATACATCATCAAGCAGGCTGTCCACAAGCTGGATAGCAGCGGCTACACAACGCAGATCTCGCTGCGCATGGTATTGGAGGGATATTGATGGACGCTGAAAAGGTGCTAAAGCGGCTCGTCCGCATCGGAACCGTTACGGACATCGACAACGGCAAGCGGAAAGCGCGTGTAAAATTCCAGGACTGCAATATGACGTCCGGATGGCTCTATGTGCTGGACACGCACCCGCACATTCCAGCCTATGACCCCGCGCCGCAGAAAACAGAACTGCAGGATGGGCATCAGCACGATCTCACGATCAAGCCGTGGATGCCGCAGGTCAATGATACGGTTCTCACGCTCTACCTGCCGGTGTTCAACGGAGACGGCTTTGTGCTGGGAGGTATCGGATGATTGTAGGAGCGCTTGGAGACGTTGTCTTCTCGGTTTCGTCGCGCACACTGAAAACGATCAGCAATTTCGTATGGTCCGGTTCTGCGCGGTATGCCACGCATGATCTCCATGCAGGCAGCAGCATTTCGGAATACACGGGAACCGATCTTGCGAAAATCACCTTTGACATTCAGCTTCTGGCCTCCCTCGGCGTTGATCCGATGTCCGAAATCTGGCGGCTGTTCGATCTGGAACGGCAGGGCGTGACGCTGCCGCTTACGATCGGCAATCATGGATACGGCCGCTATCGCTGGACGATCCTGAGCCACAAGACCAAGGCGGAGCATTATGACGGACACGGCAACATCATCGGAGCGACGCTGAGCATTTCCTTGCAGGAATATTTACGATGAGGGGCGCACACTATGGGCTACAAAATCACCATGTCGGAGATCGGGCCAATCAGCCTGAGCGAAACCGACCCTGTAAAATCCATTCTGCAAAACGTCTCCATCATCCTGCGGACGATCAAAGGCTCCTGCCCGATGTATCGCGGATTCGGCATTGACGCTACCTTGATCGACCGGCCGATTCCTGCGGCAAAGGTGCTGTTGTTCTCTCAGATCCGCGAGGCCATCGAGGAATATGAGCCGCGCGTCCGCGTCAAGAGCGTCGATTTTGATACGCAGGAAGAAATGCAGGGCGTTTTAAGCCCTATCGTGGAGGTGGAAATCGTCGATGAGTCGTAATACCGAATTTCAGTTTGTGTCGACCGACGCTGCGGAGATCACAAATTTTCTGATTACCGTTTATGAGAACCTGACCGGCGTAAGCGTCAGACCGGCCAGCCCCGAAAAGCTGTTCGCACAATGGGTAGCCAGCGTCATCATTCAGGAGCGGGTCTACAACAACTACACCGCAAATCAGAATATTCCGAGCCGCGCCGAGGGCAAGAATCTCGACGCGCTGGCAGAGCTGTATTATCTGCAGCAGCGCCCGCAGGCAAAACCTGCTTACTGCACGGAACGGTTTACGATCTCCGAGGCGCAGACGTTCGCCATTCTCGTTCCCAAGGGAACGCGCGTCACAGACGCCAGCAATACCCTGATCTGGGAGACTGTTGCCGACGCCTACATCAGCGCAGGCGATACCTATGTCGACACCGCCATCCGATGCCAGACAGACGGAACGGTTGGCAATGGCTACGCCGTCGGACAGCTCAACGTGATTGTCGACGTGTTCGACTATTACACGTCCTGCACCAATATCACGACCTCCGATGACGGCTCGGAGATTGCCAGCGACGAAGAATTCTATGAGCTGATGCGCGAATCCATGTTTGCGTTTTCAACAGCCGGCGCAGTCGGCTCCTACATCTACCACGCAAAATCTGTGTCTACGGAGATTGCCGACGTGCAGGCTGTTCGCCCAGCTGTCGTAAAGAAAGTGACGCTTGATCTCTACACGAAAGGCGGCGTCAAGTACGCCTTTTGGGGCGGCGATACCATCGACCTGTCCTCTCTGGCGGTCTACGCCAAGGGCAGCAGCACGGCGGCGAGCGCCGACACGGATTATACCGCCACCTACGAAAACGGTCTGCTGCAAATTGCAATCGCCGCAGACGGTGCGCTGGTAAGCGCAAGCCAGATCGACGTGTCGCTCACCTTTGACGGTGCAGGACACGTCGATATTTATGTCCTGATGAATGATGGAACAATCGCCACAACGGAGATCAAAAATGCCGTCCTCGCCGCCTGCAACGAAAGCAAAGTTCGCCCTTTGGCGGACTATGTCAGCGTCAAAGACCCGGGCATTGTTTCCTACAACATCGACTTCACCTATTACGTTCCCACCGATACAACGCTTTCCGGCGCAGCGATTCAAGACGCTGTGGACGCAGCCGTTGAGGAATATATCGCATGGCAGTCTGGCAAGCTTGGTCGTGACATCAACCCAGACAAGCTGCGTGATCTTCTGTTCCACACGGGCGTCAAGCGGATCGTGCTTCGCTCTCCGAGCTACAAGGTGTTGGAGGGCGGCAAAAACAACGCTGCGCCGCAGATCGCAAAGCTGGGGACGAAATCGGTCGTGAACGGAGGCTACGAGGATGAATGAGCAGTACAGCCTCACGGTTGAAAACCTGCTGAATGTCCTCCCCGACGTGCTGCGGCAGGACGAAAAAATGCTTGCGCTTGCAACCGGCGTTGCAGAGATTCTGACGGCACGACCTGCTGAGATTGAGCAGAACATGCTTTATCAGCACATCGACACGCTGCCCGAAGATCTTCTTGACCAGCTCGCGCACGACTTCGGCGTAAGCTGGTGGGATAACGACTGGGATATTGAGCAGAAACGCGCCACGTTCCGCGAGTCCTGGCACGTTCGTCGTCACCTCGGCACAAAGTACGCCGTCGAGCTGGCACTGTCCACCTCGTTCGGCTCCGGTAAGGTGCAGGAATGGTTTGAATATGGCGGCGAGCCGAATCACTATCGCATCTTCGACGTTGACATTCGGCAAGTCAACGACAATATCCGCACGTTCCTGCAAATCCTCGAAGTTGTCAGCCGCAAGAGCGCGGTGCTGGACAGTATTCGCGCGATCTCCGTCCGGGAGCTGATTCTGTACTTCGGCGCGGTTATGAGCGTCACGAAGAAATTCAAGCTCACCACAGGCGAGGTCAACACGGACATTGACATCATGGGCGACGAAGCCGGGAACGCCCTGTGCGACTGGGACGGCGGTTTGATTATGATGGATAAGGAGGCAACGGTATGACACACTGGTTGACCCCGGACGGGTACAACGTCATGCTTCGCGGGCTCATGGGCGACGCGATCAAATTCACACGCATCAAATACGGCAACGGTACGCCGGGTGACGGCGCGAACGATCTGAAGAACCCGTTGCTCTCTCTGGAAATTGCTTCTGTGACGCGCAACGAAAAGTACGTCACGTTGTCGGTGTCATTCAAAAACGTCGAGCTGGAGATCACCGGCTTCTGGGCTACGGAAATCGGCATCTACGTTGAGGACCCCGATGATGACACGAAAGAACTCTGCTACTGCATCTGGGAAGAAACAGAGGTTGAAAAAGCAGACTACATCAATCCTAACGTTGAGCGCCTGCTTGCATCGCAGTATGACTTTGTGGTGTTCGTCAGCGAGGCTGAAAATGTGTCTGCGGCGCTCGGTGAGACGCTGGTCTACGCAACCGTCACAGAACTGAACAATCACAAAAACGATCGAAACAATCCACACAAGGTCACCAAGGAGCAGATCGGTCTGGGCAACGTGGAAAACAAGACCCTGATCGATCAGACGCCGTCCTTTGCTGTCGCAAAGGAGTTGAGCGACATCAGCTCCGGAGAAAAAATGGGGTCTATTCTCGGAAAGATTGCAAAAGCTCTGTCGCTTCTGAAAACGCACCTTTCCGATTTCAACAACCCGCACAGGGTAACGCCCGGCGACATTGGAGCTGCTGCATCGAAGCATTCGCA